GTATAGGCTCCTGTGCTGACCTCGGCCTTCTCCCGTTCCAGCCGCTCCGCCTGGGCCTTGGCGGCCCGCATGCCTGTGTCGATCCTGGCAAAGTCCTGATTGAAGTCCGTCCGCAAAAAGCTGTCGGACGGCTCCCATTGGTGCAGTTGATAGTGTTCCGTATAATTTGCCATATTTTTTACATCTCCTCCCCATGTAGGGACACCCCACTATCCGCCGCATGCCCAAACCCGGACAGTCTACAGCTGTGTTTGGAGATTCCGTCTACCAAATGTCTACCACCTGAGGCCCTGAAACCCTTCTGGTTTCAGGGCCTCAGCCCTTTTTCCCTGTCAGGATTGTCTGCCAAATGCCTACCAAGTAAACCTTTTCATGCCGTCACCGAGTTTTTTAGGTGAAAACGAGCAGATATTTGTACCTATTTCTCCTTTGTAAGGGGCGTCGTACTCCCCTTTCTGTTGTACCACAGACCAACAATTTTGTAAAGCCTCTGAGTAAAAATACTGATATCCGACATCACCACGCCGGATATCCTGCACAGGAACAAGGTCATGCAAGTGGAGACCAAAAACTATTGCATGGTAGTGAGGGCGGAAGGTCGTGGAGCCATACTCACCACAAGCAAAATAGCGAATGTGGTCATCGGGAAAAGCTTTGCGAAGACGCTTCCAAAACAACTGTAAATCTCTTTTACACAGTGAAAGTGACTGCATCGCCTCTCCGGTCTCTGGATCAGCATACCAGTGACGGGGTACATGCTCCTCATCATAAGTCAAGGTCAAAAAATAAGCCGAATCGTGATACTCAAGTTCCATCATACAGCGATTGGCCCAATCACGAGAACGAGCAATGCGGCAGCCCTCACACTTACCGCAAGGGATTTCAACCCAATCAAGCCAAGCCTTCTCCGAATAAGCAGAAATCTCAGGAACATCGGAAGTACAAATACGACCTTTGCGCAGCTCCAAGTGATGAACACCATAGGAAACTATCTTCATATCGGCCTTGCCATTCTTCGTGGTGCCAATCCTAAATCCCTTCAAGGGATGAAAACAGGCTATAAAATCACCCTCTCCGTACTCGGTTGGTCTGGTGGTGTCAGTGGGAACCAATATATCAAGATAGTATTGGTTCCCACGACCCTCCAATTTTCAGCCTCAGACGTTAGCGCTTTTTGCTGGCAGCCTTACCAGACCAAGTATCACCAACAGCACCACCAATCATCTTAGCATAATCGAAAATATTATCACCCCAAGGAAGACCAAGCTGGTCAAGAGCTTCACGACCAGAAGCAAGTTCAGGACCGAAAGCCTGCCAAGCATTAGATGGAAAACTCTCCCTTATATCAAAATCGTGTTTAAAACCAGCTTCCTGCAAATCTTTATTCACAGAAGCATTAAAGGCAGCAATATCTTTCTGCGTCATGGACTGCACGTCATAACCATACTTTTGCGCGGCAGCATGAATAGAAGCCGATACCTTAGCGGCGGCAGCGGACTGATCTGCGGCGTACTTTGTACCAGCCAAATGAGCATCCGCAGTGTACTTCTGAGCCATAGCCTGAATGTTAGCAGTATTGAGCTGAGTTTGGGCTTGAAGTTCAGAAGTATATTTGGACATAGCCGTATATTTATCCGCAATAGCCTGATTAGACTGAGCGGTAACACGGGTACCCTCAAGGCTTAAAAGAGAATTAAGCAAGCTCCCAAACAAGCCAGCAACAGCACCAGTAGCACTATTATCCACACTGCCCATAGCACCGGACGGGGCAGAGGAGCTAGCCGTTGCGCCAGAAGTAACAGCGGCACCGCTACCACCAGTGACAGAAAGAACGGGATTAAGGCCAGCAGCAATTAAATCACGCACCTCTCGTTGATGGGCGGTAGAGCTCATACGCTCCTGCCAATCTCTATTTTTTTGGGCCTCTTGAGAATTGTATTTTCTTGCAACCCCAGCTTGCTGCTCCTGCCAAGTCCTAAGCTCCTCCGCCTGTTTGGCGGAGGCTGCAGTATTCTGGCCGGCAATACCTTGAAGGGTACCAACTAAAGATCCGACAGAACTAAGCCGGTGTTTGTCAAGAGACCCTGGCCTAACAATAGCACCAGGGCCCATCGAAGTCAACACCGAATTTGCGGAGTTAAACATAAAATCACCTCCGATTAGTGATGGTCAATAAGGCCAGGGATACTATACATAGGCATAGGCCGAGTAGCCTTACACTGGACGTAGAGATCGGCAAACATTTGGTTAGAGACAGAACTTGTAACAGCAAGTACGCGGTCAACATTGGTTTTATCCTCACGAATCCAAGCATCAGACAGCTTGGGTAAAGTGGTGTACTCGTCGGCAAGATGCCAGACATCCAAAGAGGTCGGAGCCTTAGAGCGCATTTCACCAACAACACGGGACGGCTTGTAACGGTAATCAGCCCAAGCTTCCTGATAGCCAAAAACTTCATTGTCCTGGTCGGTGCCCTGGGCGTAAATCTCCTTATTCAAGATAGGCTGCTCGCCGATATTCGCAAAGACCGGAAAATAATAGTCCAGGCGGTCACGACGAGACCAAAAACGCTCAAGACCTTGCTGATAAGTATGGTCATAACGAGCAACCATGATACCAATCACAAAGCCGTGCTCAACGAAAGACTTGATAAAGTCACCATGAATGTCAGTAGTAACAGAAAAAGCGGCAGTATCGCCGAGAGGAGTGCCAGAAGATTGAGTAGCCGAGGATTGGACAACCTGATTGATATTAACAGGAATACGGTTGCCACCAAGATACTCAGGACGTTGGAGACGAGCATCGGGAGAAGTAACGCCAAAATGAGACTTAAGAATTTCAATGTAACGCGTACCTCCTCTGGCGTCCTTTTCATAAAGCTTCTGAATCTGAAAGGCCATGCGAAGCTGGTTAATAGTGGCTGCGGAAACAGAGCCATCATCAATCGCCCAAAGATTGGACGGGATAAAAGGCTGATAGGGGCCATCAGGAACAGAGCCGGTCGTGGACATAATATGACGCTCATCAGAAGTAGAGTTAAGGTAAACAGCAAGATTAGTACCAGACGAAATAGAATTAGCATTCTGATTAACCATCTTAAGATACTGCGTACCAGGAGACGGAACATCCTGCGCCAACGGAACAACCGGAAGATTAGCACCGGAAGAAACAGGAATAGTTACATCAGGACCTTTCTGGGGAGCGGGCAGCGCAGAAGTAAAATAATCATGGAACTTAGCAGCCTTGAAGGGCATACCACCTTTGACAACATCGGTGATATAGTTAGTGCCATTGGAACCTGCAAGGGTAGCATCATCCACAGGGATGTTGAGAGGGTCGGAAAGATTCTCATCGCGAAACCACTCATTCATAATGAGCGCATAAGCACGGAAAGGCAGCGCATTAACAGATAAATTGGCGACACCGGTAGGGATGCCCATGTAATCGGCAATGGAACCAATAGACCAGCCACCAGAAGGAGCAGTCACCTGGGGGACAGAATACTCGGTCGTAGGAATCCAAGCAGACTGTGTATTCTCACCCATAAGCTCACGCCAATGCTGCCATACAATACGGTTAGGCACGAAGTAAAAATAGGTATCCAAGTAGAGATTGTCCATCATGGGAGTGAGCAGAGTTTGCAAGCGGGCAACCATAGATGTCTTCACCTGGAAAGTATCGCCGGGAAGAACCTCATCCACATAGAAGGGGATAACGTCTCCGACGTTGAAACTAAGTTTAACACTATGGTCACGCCGAAAAGTGCTACGAGCAATATCAAGGTTAGTAGGATTAAGAGCAAATCTTGTATTTTCATTACGAGACAATTTAATACCTCCAGTCTGTAACGGTTGTTCAAAGGGAGGGGCCCATGGGGCCCCTCGCTCTCTGTTGCTCACACGGCCAGGGCGGCCGTGTAAGCTACTTTAATCAGATTCAGCACCCTGCGAGGCCGCTGGCGGCTCACCAGCGGAATTTTGGGAGGCGGGTGGTGTAACCATACCCATAGCCTCTAACCAGCTCTCAGAACCTGCCTGAGCGAGCCAGGCGTGGAATGACTGGCCGAACTTCTCACGGGTCTCAAGGGGTAAGCTCATAAACGTCTGCTCAGCCTCTATCATGTGATTGAGCAACCCGGCATAGGTCTGGGGCATCTGGCTAAAATCGCCGAACATACCTTGCACCTTTTGCAGGACGGCAGTATCACCAGCGTTAAACCTATCCATGATTTTATGGAGGTCGACAGAATCCTTGTGACTCTGGATGAAGGCATAGAGATCTTCTTTGCCGCTCTCCTTGAGGGTCATAACGCCGAAGCGATCAAACTCAGGGGAATAAAGAATCTTCTCGCCACAACCAGGCTCAGAACAAAAATGCTGCTGTTCGCGGTGCCAAGTCTCAAACATTGACTTCCTCCTTTTTCATGACACGAAGGACCTCTGCACCGTCGGAAACGAGCTCATGAACAGGGGCAGGGACAAGAACACCCTTGTCAGTATCAAACTCACCAATACGGAAAAGCTGAAAATCGGAAGCGTGGGTAAAAAGCACGCCGTGAGATTCCATTATAGCATTGGCAAAGTTGCGAGCAGCGATATAGTCATTCTGGTCAACGGTGGGGGTGAGGAAGCCCGAACGAACATCGCGAATTGAGTAAACATTAAACATCATATTTTTTCACTCCAATTAAAAAATTTACTTGATAAACCTCCAAAAAATACATCCTACATGAAGAATCATGCGCATCTCGGCAATGGTGTAAGTACGACAAAAGGGCTTTTCACTCATAGGATCCATACCGGAGCAGACATACCGACCTTTGGCAGCTTCTTCAACTTGACAAACGGAAACACCCTGAAAACCGAGCCGCTTGAGATAGCGCCTGAACTCCGAAGAAACCCAGCTATCTGACTTAGGGGAAGCTACCTGTAAACTGGTAACAGCAGCTTGAAGAGAATCATTCACATCCTGATACCTCCACGATAAATTTTAGGGTTCACATTGATACGCTTAGAATTGACGGCGGTATGGCGAAATACCTGTCTATCTTGAGAACGACGCATGCGCTTGGCCATAATCTCACCTCCTCAAAACAACGAAAACTGACAAGGACGACCTACTTTATCCCAATTTTCATAAGCAGCGCGATTAAGAAAAACAACATATAAACCACGCGAATCAATAAATTCTAACGAGCCAAAAGCACAACAACCACGCCAAACGTAAGTATTATGCTCACGAACATAACTACGCAATGAATCCGAATCAGGAAAGAAAATAACGTCTTTCATAGTTCACGCCTCAGATTTCTTATACGGTTATGGAGCACGCGCTCCTGGGTCTCGAGAATTTCTTCGTAGGTCATGGTGGACTGGGCCAACTTAGCCTTTTTGCCTTCCTCGGCAAAGTGCTTGCGCTTTTCTTTGATAGCAGCCATAAGCTCAGGTTGTTCCAGGTCAAACAGCTTATCAAAATACTTAGGAGGACGAATCTTACGGCCACCATCGGGAGTAGAAATAGAAATGGTATCATATTCCATGCACTCGGGATGATCTTCATACCACTGGCGGCCAATACCAGGACGACGGGACATGTCGACATACTCTGGATCGATGTTAAAAGTCTGGTAGACATCAGCCTCAGGGCCAGAGGCTTTCTTGAGGACATACCGGGCGACGTAAGCGCATGTTTCCCAGTTAACTTGACCAACCAAGACATAGCCAATAGGCTTCCGGATGCAAGGGGTGTCGTACGCCCCTCTGGCTCAAAATTCAGAAGGAGGAAATCCAAATGAGAAACCTCAAGCGGACTCTCAGCCTGGTAATGGCCATGGCCCTGATTGTGGGCATGATGGTCGTCTCCGCCAGCGCTGTGAGCAGTGATTTCAACGACTCTGCTGAAATCACCAACACTGAGGCGGTTGATGTGATGACCGCCATCGGTGTGTTCGAGGGCACCGACAAGGGCGCCTTCAACCCCACCGGCATCCTGACCCGTGAGCAGACCGCCAAGATCGTGGCTGTCATGCTCCTGGGCGAGGAGGACGCCAATAAGTTGAGCACCAACTCCACCACCTTCAAGGACGTGGCCGCCAACCGCTGGTCTGCGGGCTACATCGGCTACTGCGTGCAGCAGGGCATCCTGGCGGGCACCGGCAACGGCAACTTCGACCCCGAGGGCGAGCTGACCGGCCTGGCCTTTGCGAAGATGATGCTGGTGGCCCTGGGCTATGACGCGAAGGTTGCCAACTATGTGGGCAACGAC